TTCTTGAAGAACAAGTTACTCTGGTTGAGCAGGCCAGTTGATTGTCCAAGGAAAACCAACCTGTGTTGGAACATCGCGTAGTTCTTGGCGATAAGCTGCCCAAACAGCCTTGTCCACAGGTGCGTCTTCCAATTGAGTCCAGTCGGTTTCAGACAAACGACGATTACGGCTTTCTCGCACGGCTTTACCTTGATCAGCATCCTTCATTGCTTTGTAGGCTGTTTCATGCTCGGCAGCAGTCGTGACCTTTCCATCCTCGTCCGTGGTATCTACGAAGACCGGGCCAAGGACGTACTTGGTGTACCACTTGCCGTCTGATTGCTGCTCCACGCCTTGGCGCATCGAGTATTGATAGACCGTCCCGCCCGTGGCCTGCGGGCCTTCAAAGACGGGATCAGAGTCAAACATCTCAATGGCGCCGGTGGTTAAAGGCCCAACAGATTTACCGTAAGTCTTAGCCACCCACTTGATCCACTCGTGATCAAGAAGCACTTGGCCCGTGGCCCTGATTCTGATTTCCATGATTGCTCCTTATGCGTACTTGTAGAACGTAACAGTTGTCGCGCCACAAGTCCTGATTGCGTGTTGCGCGGGGCATCCAGTTTCTTTGACCATCTGAATCGCTGCCAATGCTCTCTGTCTTGCTTCTTGCTTCCATGCGTCAAGTCGCAAATCACCAATTGACAACCCAAACTCAGGCAGATACTTCTCAAGACTCCTGCGAGAGATTTTGAAAGTCTTTAGTTCTCTGACAACATCCTCACCCGCTATCTTGAACATTCTTGCAAACTCAGCCACTCGTTGTCGAGCAGATTCCTGCTGAACACTCTTTGGCATCTTTAAGCCTCGAAGACTCTCCCACTCGGGCGTGTAGTCAATCAAGGTGTTTGACCCAACGCCGTACTTTTTGGCAAGACTTCTCAAAGACGCGCCTTCAAATCGCTCGTCCAAGATGGCGAAGATGTATTTTCTTGTGCCATTTTTGATAGCCTCTGAAATCTTTGCCGCACTCTCTGGTGTATGAGGCTTAAAAATCTTTGGGCCACCAAATGTTTCAAAGTGGCAGTTATATAGATGAGCCTTGTCCTCATCAAAAGCAGCAAACCACTCAGACTCTTTTGCTTCGATCTCATCAGAAGGAGCAGAGTCAACAACACGAAACTCAAATGCACTCTCGCCGTGCTTCTTAAACGATGCTTGCAGGCGCGGATTGCCGTGAATGCCTCTACGCAACTCAGAGAAGTGACAACGCTTACGCGCAGCAGGGTTGTTAGTCCTGCCGATGTAGAACTTCCCCGAGTTCTTGTTCTCAATGACGTAGATGTATTCCATCAGGAAATTGCAAGTCCGATATATGTGGCATTGTTGACATTCAAATTAAACGTGGTTTCCTGATTAACGATGAAACCAGTCGAGTCTGTGTCAATGGCATCCACACCAGTTACTTCTGCCGCTGTTGAGTTAAGATAAAGCGCAGGATCATTACCAGCAACTATCCCCCGTGCGCTATCGAAAATTACCCAATTTCCGGTAGAGTCGGTGCGCTTAATCAAAACTAGCCGACTTCCACCAGTAAACCCGCAGTTTATTGTCTGAGAGGAGCCGTTACCAGTAAACGAAAACACCTTGCTCACGCCGGGGCAGGAGGCGAAGAGATAAACAACCCACGGATCGCCAGATTCTGCAAGTGAACCTGCCGCAGTAATCGCTGTGCTAGTAGGAGCAGTTGTAATAAAACTGGACGCCCCTCCAGAACTAGTAGTGCTGTTTAAGATTAAAATGTTTTGATACCAATTACTGTTTGGCGACGTGATTGAATTTTGATAGACGTACCAGTTTTCTTGTTCAGCATCATATATGCGTTTCTTAAAAATCATCATCTCGGGAACAACACCAAGATTATGATTTATTGTGAATGGGTAACTTCCCGTCCCCGTATAGCAAACCACATCAAAGAAGCCGGGGGCGCGGCGGAAGTTCCATGCCGCATTTGTTTGACCGCTAATGTTGAATGGCCCGGAAGCCGTTGAGCCAACACTAAATCCGTTTTGGTCAAATGAGACAAGTGTGCCGGATAAAGTGGCTTCTGCATTTGTCGTATTTGTAGATAAAAATTGTGCCGGGCCTCTTAACTTGTCATTTGCCCCAACATTGTTCGATGAAACATTCGTTGAATGAGAAATCATCATGTCAGGTGGAAACCCAACGGTGGTAATAGACGCTGCCGCCCCAGTACCTGCGCGAACGATGGTATTAAACACACTCGTCCCCGTCGTCGGAGTTTTCATCGGGCCGCGACGGATGGCGATGTAGATGTAGGTGTCGCCTGATGCGTTTCTTGTACTAGACGTACTTGTTGGTTGAAATCCGGTAGCGAGTGGCCTTATGAGGGCTGTATTTGTAGCATCTTCAGCCGCAGACAGGTTTGGGAATAACGTAGCGTCAATACCACCATTGGTAAATCCACGCATCGTGTCATACATAACCCAATTCGCAACGCTTGTTGCATTCTTTATCATCACCCACTGAGGCTCATATCCGAGGTCAATCACAGGGCCAGTAGTAGAACCGTTGCCCGTGTAAGACCCACACGAAATCACATTGTCCGTACCCGTCAGGCCAAAGCCTCCTGCGTCGTGGGCGAAGAGGTAGGCGACGTAGGTTTGGCTGTTTCCGCCGTTTACTGCAGCGACGTTTCCGACAGTGAAATGCGTAGATGTTGGTGCCGTGTCATTCCAAGAGGAAGAATCTGTGTCAGCAGCATCAGTTGCTTGAAGTTGAAGCCATTTTGTTGCGCCCAAACTTCTGTGATATACGCGCCAACTTGTTGTCTCACTCGTGCATTTAACAATGATGCAGCCGGGGACAGAACCAAGGTTGTGGGCAATCTGACGCCCCGCAGTTCCATTCCCCGTATACGTCACCACATCAAAGAACTTCGGCTGCTCGCGGAATGTCCATGAGGCCATGCTACTAGCGGCCCCGGATGGATTTAAGACCCAATTGAAATTGTTTGCTGAAACCGTGAATCCACTCGAATCAAACGAAATTAAGTCATTTCCGGCAGGAGATGTTTGCTGTTGGTTTGTGTTAATTGATTGAACGCCATATTCTCTTCCGCGAGCGGTATCAAAAAAGACATGGGCATTACTATTAACGCTAGTCGCTCTTCCTTTGATCCAAACCAATCCACCTTTCCCGGCTAAATCAATGCCGTTTGTAATTGATTGGTTCCCAGAACCCGTGCCGGTGTAGAGCCACGTCGAGAACACGTCCTCGATGTAGTTGGCTGCTCCTCCACCGGCACCTTCACCAAGAATCAGTTGTTGTGATCCACTCATGTAACATTCCCTGAAACGACACAGACAGTGCCGCTAATGAATAGAATAGTAGCCACACCACGACTTGCAAGAGTCATCGTAGCCTTGTCGGAGTCCGTACCCGCGATGTAGGCCGTGGTGATCGAGCAAGTGATCGTGATGGTGCCAGAAGTATTGTTGAAAACTGAAACCACATCCCCAGAAGCGAATGTAGCATCAGGAATCGTGATACTGCCGCCAGAACCGACTTGGATGTACTCACCAACATCTCCAGTAGCAAGCGTGTAAGAAGTAGTCTTAGCAGAACCAGACTGAGGAATAGCACGAACGTTGCCATTAGAGTCTACTACCTTGCCTGAACCGCCGGGATCAGTGGTGGTGCCAACGAGTAAGTTCCCACCCGACGTAATCCGTGCGCGTTCGGTGTCGTTGGTGGCAAACACCATCGCATAGTTGTCGAATGTTCCAAAGTAACCAACACCACCAGATTTTGTCCAAAATCCACCAGAACCACCAAGGTTGACAAAATTGTTGGCTTTGCCACCGCTCGGTGTAGTTGTCCCGCCTATCAGCAAGTTCCCACTCGCATCCAGTGTCATCGCCTGCGTGAAACTGATGGCGTTTCCTGCTGTGCCTGATGGGGCGGTGTACCACTGATGAGCGCCAGAAACCTGACCGTAGGCAGATGCAAAGTTTGAAGTTAAATATCTGTTTGTCCCACCAGAATCTGTGAAGAAGTTTAGGCCATGGAAAGTGGTGTTTGAGCCGTTTGAGTAAATTGATGCTGTTGCGCCAACTTGAAAAGCACGCAAACCAGATTGCCAAGCACTCGGCGTCACCCCCAGACCGAGGTTGTTACTAAACGTCTTGACGCCGCCAATCGTTTGATTAGTGGTTGTATCGACATAACCAGCAGCAGGCAGGTAAGCAGCCGCCCATGCCGTGCCATTATACACACGCATCTCACCTACGGTGCTGTTGAAGTACAGCGCACCTGTTAGCAGAGCAGCACCGTCGTTGTCGAGCGTAGGATCAGAGGTCTTTGAACCTAAATAACGGTCATCAAAGCTGTCATAGCTTGCAGCAGCAGCCGTGGCACTGTTAGCAGCACTCGTGGCGCTGTTAGCAGCGTTGGTGGCCGAGGTAGCCGCAGCAGAGGCAGAAGCAGCCGCAGACGTAGCGGAACCCAGGATGCTATCAACATAGCCCTTACGGGTCAGGTCATCGTCAGCCGTAGGCGTAGCAGTGCTCGTAACCTTGTTGGCACCCATGACGATGTTGCCCGTCATCGTGCCGCCAGCCAAGGCTAAACGAGTATCGCGCTGCGTGTCAACATAGTCCTTGGTAGAAGCATCGGTACCAGCCGTAGGCGTACCAAGACCAGTGATCTTGTTAGTGCCCATAGCCAAGGCACCGGTCATGGTGTCACCAGCCTTGCTAACCTTGGTAGCGATGGAGTTCGTTACCGTGGTAGCAAAGTTAGCATCATCGCCCAGAGCAGCAGCTAACTCATTGAGAGTATCCAGAGCAGCCGGAGCAGAGTCGATCACATTGGCAATAGCCGTGTCAACATAGCTCTTAGGAGCAGCGTCACTGGAGTTGGTAGGCGTAGGAAGGCCAGTGATCGTACCAGCCGTACCTGCGTTCATGTCCAGCGTACCGTTGATGGTTACGTTGTTGAACGAGGAAGAACCGCTAGAAGCCGTGACATTGCCGGTCAAGTTACCGGTGACATTCCCGGTCACATTGCCGGTGACATTACCGGTCACATTACCAGTAACGTTACCCGTCAAGGTGCCAGAAAGGCCAACACTAGCCGTTAAGTTGGTAAATGTACCCGCAGCAGGCGTGGTTCCACCAATAACGGTGTTGTTGATGGTGCCGCCCGTCTGAGCCACACCAGCGACAGTACCACCAGTAATAGCAGCAGCATTGGCTTCTTGGTTACCCAAGGAACCCACCAGCTTGACAACAGCGGCGCTACTGTCCTTGGTATAGAGTTTCTTGTCAGTTACGTTGACAGCCAACTCACCCTGCTGCAATGAACCCGCAGAAGGTACAGAAGAGGCTGTGCTACTGTTCTTGG